GGATGAATCTTATCCATCTAAGTTTCATTATTACGATTTAGATTTTAGTCTTGAATGTAATAAAAATCATATTAAAATAGGAGTTGTGGATATACCAATAATTCATTCAAGCCCTGGATTAACTAACCCAGGTGAAGAATTTTATGAAGGGCAAAAATATTTTATAAATAAATGGAAGAAGTAGGTAGATTAAATTTAGATTATTATGAGCAGGTTATAATTTATAAAAGTTTAACTAACGAAAGTTATTTAACTCAAATTATAGAACATATAAAGCCTGAATATTTTAATGATAAAAATATTAAAACTGTATTTAATATTATTAAAACTTTTTATGTAAAAAGACAAAGCATACCTACTGTAACTGAACTTAAATCTTATTTAATAAATGATGAATTAAAAGATAGTTTTAAATCAGTAGTTAAAAACTTTCCTAATATAGATAAAAATTTTAATGATGAAGAGTTAACTGTAAATACTGAACGATTTTTAAAAGAAAGAGCTATATATAATACTATGCTATCAGTAGCAGAAGACGTAAGTAAAGGTGAAGTTAATACAAGTTATATTTTAGATAGTTTTGAGAAAAGTTGTAATGTTAATCTAAAAAGTGATTTAGGTTTAGATTTATTTAAAAATATTGATAAAGTTATAGATGATTTAAATATTGACCAACCTACTATATCTTCTGGTTGGAAATGGTTAGATAATAAAATTGATGGAGGGTTTTTAGAAAATGGTAGATCGTTATATGTATTTGCTGGTGAATCTAACGTCGGTAAATCTATATTTTTAGGTAATATAGCTTGCAATATTGCTTCGCAAGGTAAAACAGTTTTAGTTATAAGTCTTGAAATGTCTGAAATGATTTATGCGAGAAGATTATCATCTAATATAACTCGCATACCAATGAAAGAATTAAAAAGTGCAAGTGAATCTTTATCTGAACAAATTAAAAGTTATAATAATGGTAAGCCTGATAGTAAAATTTTAATTAAAGAGTTTCCCCCTAGTACTATAACTCCTCAAAATATTCAAGGTTATATTACTGAAATAAAAAATAGAGGTATAAAAGTAGATGCAGTTGTACTTGATTATTTAAATTTACTTAAAAGTCCATATGGTGATAATTCTTATGAAAGAGTTAAACATGTTGCAGAAGGTATAAGAGCTTTAAGTTACGTTTTTGAGTGTCCTTTTATATCTGCAACTCAATTAAATCGTTCAGGTTATGATGAGGAAAACCCTGGATTAGATACTATATCTGAATCTATAGGTATGGCTGCTACTGCTGACTGTATATTTAGCATTTTCCAAGATGATGAAGATAAAGAACTTGGCATAGTAAAAATGGGTCTAATGAAAAATAGATATGGTGCTAATTACGGGTTTACTTCTTTAAGATTAAATTATGACACACTAACTATTTCAGAGGACGAAACTTTAAACATAGATGATGATGGTAGCGAAATGGCTGATCTTACTAATACTCTTAATATGTTGAGTAATTAAAAAGAGGAACTAAATAAAATAAATGCATAAAGTCCATATTATAACAGATGCTGATCTTGATGGGGCTGGTTCTTATTTATGTTTAAAAAAGGCATATGAAGGTAAAGATGTAAGTTATACAGTTACTACTGAAAAAAAGTTTTTAACTGACCTTGCGTTTTTTAATTTTAAAAAATATAATTTAGTAGTTATAAGTGATTTAAATTTAAAAAAAGAAGGTATAAAATTATGTGATTTTAAAAATGTTATTGTAATTGACCATCATAAAGAACATACTGAATTGATAGATTATTATGAAAATGCTAAACCAATTATAAAAGATTATCCTTCTTGTACTAAATTAATTTACGATACTTTCAAATTAGAAAATAAATTTAATAAAAATCAAAAACTTCTAATAAAATTAATTGATGATTATGATAGTTATACTTTAAGTTTACCTTTCAGTTTACCGTTGAATCAAGTATTTTGGAGTTATACGGGTGATAGAGTTAAAAAATTTGAAGACGATTTTAAACAAGGATTTTTCGGTTTTACTACCTTTCATAAAAATGCTTTAAAAATAGTTCAAAATAAAATTAATAATTTTTTCAAAGAAGAAACAATTTATAAAGGTAATTTAAAAATAGGTGGTAATAATTATAATGTTGCGGGAGTTTTTATTACTTTTAGCCCTAATGAAATTGCCGAACGAATTATTAATGAATATAAAGTAGATTTTGTTATTCAAATTAATTTAAAAGGTAAAAGTGTTTATATGAGAAGAAGTAAAGAATGTACCTTAAACATGGGCAAGTTAGCTTCTAAGCTTATGGATGGTGGTGGTCATGAAGATGCATCTGGTGGATCTTTAAATGATACTATAATTAATATTACTAAATTGTTTAGACCAATATAATGAAGAACAATACTCCATATCAAGATATACAAACTGCTGAATTTGAAAAATCATTTTATTCCTTTTGTACTTTTGTAGCTTTAGTCCATGATAAAAAAATGAATTTTGCAACTGTTTTTCTAAAAATACTTGAAAATAAAGCTTTACGTGATATATTTATTAGTATTATAGAAGAAGAAAATGAATTTACCGCAATTAAAAAATATATACAAACTGAACCTTCTGTAACTAAGAGTAAATATGTAACTAAATTTTTAAATAAATTCAACGGGTTTAATGACTGAAATAGAAAAAATAATTTATAATAATTTTTTAGAAGTTAGTAAGAAGATTAATAACAAGCCAGTAAAATATAGAAAGAATTTTGATAATTTTCCGGATGAAAATTATATAATTATTAATAAATTAAGTAGATTTTTTTATAAATTTAAACATTTAAAAATAAAAGATTTTTTTGAAGCACCTTATTTTGTATATGATGAGAATTATTTTAATTTAAAATTTTATCTTAGTCCTAAAGCTATTAAAGCTTATAGCTTATATAACGATAAATTTTTATTAAACAATCCTGATGATGAAAAAACTATTCAAAAAATGCATGATTCAATTAAATTTATATATAATTATTGTAAAGATAGAAAAATTGAAATTAAAAAATATTTAACTATTAGAGAAGGAGATTATAATGTATTTCTTAAGCATATAAAAAATAGAGATATAATAATTTTTATATTATTTGCTTTTAGTGATTTTGAAAAAATAATATCTTCAATTGACCCGGAAATAAAAAATATATATAGTTCTAATTTTTCAAGACTTAATTATATTAGAACAAAATATTATTCAAGCTCTAAATCTAAAAAAATAATTAATAATTTCAAAATATTCGTTGATAAACAAAAAATATAGTCTATAATTAAGATATGAGTAATATAACAAGTTCAATGTTCGATAGTATAAAGTCTGCATTAGCAGCAGATAATGATAATAATAAAAGCGCAATTGGTGATATTCTAAAAACGCCTCCTGGTAATACATTTACTGTAAGGTTACTACCTTATGCTAAAGATCCTTCTAAGACGTTCTTTCATTATTATCAGCATGGTTGGAATAGTTTTGCTACTGGTCAATATACTAGTGCAATCTCTCTTCAAACCTTTGGTGAAAGAGATCCTATTGCTGAAGAGCGATATAAGATTCTTCGTACTGGTAGTGAAGAAGAAAAGGAAAAAGCTAAGGCTATAGTCCGTTCTGAAAAGTGGTTGGTAAATGTTTATGTAGTTAACGACCCTGTTAATCCTGAAAATAATGGTAAGGTTAAAATGCTTCGTTATGGTAAGCAAATTCATAATATTATTACCGATGCAATTGAAGGCGAAGACGCATCTGAGTTAGGTCCTCGTATCTTTGATTTAAGTCCTAATGGTGTTAATTTTAGAGTTAAGGTTGAAAAGCAAGGTGACTTTCCTACTTATGTATCATCTAAGTTTGCAATGCCTAGTGCAATCGATGGTCTAGATGAAGATAATCATAAGGAAATTTATGATAATACTTTTGATTTAAGTAGTGTATTTAGTGTTAAGAGTTCTGATGAGCTTAAGACGATGTTAGATGAACATTATTATGTTAAAGATGCTTCTACTACAACTACTACTACTATTATGTTTGATAAGGAAGAAAATAATACACCTGTTCAAACTGCAGTTAGCGAGCCAGTTGTAGAGGAAAAGAAAGATGATAATGAAGATGAAGTTCTAAAAGAACTACTTGAAGGATTAGACGTTTAATAAAATGGCTGATGGTCAACCAGAAATGATTCCTATGCCAGGGCCCGGGCCTCAAGGCCCTCATCCAGAACTAACCAGACAACTATCCCCTCAAGAAGAAAGGGATGTTTTACTTAACTTTATGGGTAATATGTATGGTGAAGCTAAAAAAATGGATAGTCAGATAATTACTTCGTCTACAACTTTACAGGGAGGAAAAAGTGAAGAAATAAAAAGACAAATTGAACAAGTCTATACTCAACCTCAGCAGTCTGTGCCTGTACAGGTGCAGGCTGCTCCTCCTGTTCAATCTACTCCTTTAGAAGCCCAGCCTAATAAAGTTACCGTTAGTCAACCGTTAATAAGTGAAACTGTTATTGAAAATTCAGATCAATTAACATTAAATTTTAATGTATCAGAAAAAGAAGATCTTATAAATCAAGTTAATGATTTAGTAAAAAAACTTAATTTTCAGACTAAGCAAATTAAAGAATTAAATAAAAAAATTGATAATATTATAGATAGGGTTACAACTACATCATTACCTATTAGAAAACAAGCAAAAAAAAAATCAGTTGATAAGTAATGGGAAATCTAATATAATAGAGTTAGTATATGGCTTATTTAAAAATAAAAAATAAAAAAGATTTTGTATCTAATTTTTTAGGTCCAGTTTCTAATTTAAATGATTCTTGCATTTTATCAATAGAAGATAACATTGTAAGTTGCATCCTC